CCAGTATTCTCAGAAATATAATTTGCTCGTTGAGGGAAAAAACAATACTCCCAATGAGAAATATCTTCTGTTTCAAAAGTTGAATTGCTTTGCACATCTGTCTTATGATAAAACTTTGTAATTAAGTTTGCATCAGTAAAAGTATCTTTTTCTTTTCCTTCCGACTTATCTATTGTTGATTTTAATTCCTCAAATTCTAGTTCTATTGAATGAATATCAAACCTAAAGTGTGTTCCAGTCACCCATGTCCAAACACCACCGTCTAACAAATTAAACACATAATTTTCATTGTTGTATTTCAAAGAATCAATATATCCTCCATGACCTTGAAATGCTTCTAGGCTCAGCATATCTACATTTTCAGCATTGACATTAGGAGTATCTAGCTCGTTAGAACTTAATGTGTAATGATTTTTATCTACTAAATCTGCTGCATCTTCAAATAATTGAGAGTCAGGTCTTAGCATTTTAGTAATATAGGCTTTAGAATTAATAAGTTTAGAAACCTCACCACACAATAAATTACCAGTTGTTATATTTTCTGATGCACTATCTATAGAAGAAGTTAAGAGCCTTGCATGATCTTTTTGCTCAGACACCTCAAATTGTGTTTTCCATTTTGTTGAATATTCATTATTAAACCTTTCATTACCTTCTATCAACTCTCTGTGTAACCTATCAGGAGCTGATGAATACACAGTAGCTGCATGATCTCCTAGCTTTATCTTTAAAACATCTTGGTCTATTAATTGATTTTTTGCACCCTCTACTCCTAGATATGGACTATTTGACTTTATGCCTACAATATCATAGTCATCTATATAAGCTCTGTCAGGCAGTATAGTTACATTATCATCAGAAAAGCTAGACTCACCCTCATTATTATCTAAATAAACCACAGCAGGTGCATTTTTTAAATGTCCATAGAGGATAGGAATCCTTTTCTCATTGTCTGCTGCAAAGGTATTTACACCCTCATATAATGTATGCTCTGCTAATGGCAACTCTTTGTGAAACTCATCTATATATCTATCTTCGCAAGATATTTGTAGTGTTGAATCGTCATGCTGTACACCTGTAATAACCAAGGATGATACTTTTATACATTCTTCTAGTGTAGTACATGACTGAGTTTGTAGATATACATCTACTTTACCACCAAACATTTCACCTTGTATAGTATCTGTGAACCTCTTGCCATCTATTGGAGCATTATTTATAGTTATAGATGAATTGCCTAGCCTAACTTTTTTTGTCCTTAAATCAATGGATTCTTTAGCCCCACCAACTTTCATTATTATATCATCATAGTATATCCCATCTAATGTTACTGACTGTGTGCTAAGATAATAATTCTTTCCACCTGATGTTATATTGTAAAGTAATGCAAAATTATTTACACTAGAGTCTAAATCGTTCTTAATCTTATCTTGTAAAGTTATCATGACATCCCAAAATCAACGCCACGCCTAACAGCGTCTGCTATTCTTTCTGCTAATTCTTCTTCTACAAATTCATCTGACATTACATTGCCTGTAATATTAACTGTCATTCCTTGCCCTGCACCTGCGTTGTCTACGCCCTCTAAGGGTGTGACTGATACCATTTCTGCCCCTGATTCACCTACAGTAAACTGTGTTGGCTCTGTTACAACGCCATCAAATCCGTACTGTGCTCCCTGATATGCTTTGTTTATTTGAGAGACATTGGCGAGTCCAGATGCAACAACCAAGGCTGCTTGTGCAAAATTTAATGGAGGTGGTGCAGAAGCTAATGCTTTGTTTGCACCTGCATATGTATCTGCAACAGCTTGTGCAATCGTAAGTCCCTTAGTCATATGCGAATCTGCTGCTACAGCACTAGATAAGGTTTGTAATGCTGCTATAGATGTAGCTGTGGTATCCATCATTCTTTGTTTTTTTAATTTTGCTTCTATTTTGTCCTGTGCAACTTCGTCTTTTTTTTCTTTATTTCTTTTTTGTTGTGCTTGAGTCAATTTTACAAAGTTTGTTAATTCTTGATCTTGTATAATTAAATAGCTACCATCTTGTCTTAGTATTGCTAGTGTTTCTTCATCTTCTTTTATCTGTGTTTTTATTCCTGCTATCTCATCAAGCAATAATTTTTCAGCAAATTCTTCACCAAAACGGGACTTTATTATCTCCATTTCTTGATCATATTGGTCTAGTGCTTTTTTGTTTCCGTCTATCCTTGCTTGTATTAATTCTTCTTCAGGTAAAGCATTTCTAAATTTTAAAAATTCAAATGCTAATCTTGAAACAACAGGAGACAACTTTTCTCCGATTTCCTCAGCCATGTCTCCCATTTCGTTTTTTACTCTTTCAAGTTGCCCTTCTAAAGTAAATGCCGATGTTCTTGCAACACCATCAAATAATTCGCCCATTACTTCGACAGCTTTTCCTGCCTTCATTTCTTCTGCTGTTAATTCTCTAATTTGTGGGACTAACTCTCCAAGTTCACCTGCAAGTCCACTAAATGTTTTAGCAGTATTCCTAACAGCTGATTCTAAAGTCAATCCTGTAGCTGCTGCCAAATCTGCTGCTACTGGTAGAATGTCTTTTATTTGATCTTCTGTCATTCCTATAGAACCTAAAAAGGCTTGTTGCATTATTATTGCTTCATCACCAAATGTCGTTACTTTTTGCATAGCTGATGCTTGGTCTAACAAGGCTGTAGATGTTTTTCCTAATGCTTGTTCTAATTTCTTTTCTGCCAACTCTTGCTTTGCAAACGCACTTACAGAAGCACTAATACCATCCAACAATGCTCTGCTTCCAAAATATGCACCTGCTACGCCCATCAATTTTGTAGATAAACCTCCAAGAGAACTAGTTAAACCTTTGACCTGCGTATCAGAGTTTTTGAAGCCTTTTGTTTTTGCTATTATTTCATATGTGGTTCTATTTGCCATTTTTTTCCTTTAAGGTGTACTGTTGAATTTCATCGTCTATAATCATAAATGATTCTACCACGTTAGCAGGTGTGTCTTGTAAGGATGGGTAGGGAGGAGCATTAAACTTTTTGCAAAACTGGTATTTTTTTATAGAATTTTGCATATCCTCGTCTAGTAGTAAGATATCATTAACTATAAATAAAGACTGTTGGTACAATGCTTCTCCTAATCTATTAAACCCTTTTTTTACACATTTGTCATAACACTCATTCAACACTATATACACATCATCTATATTATTGAATGTTTGCTTTTGTGCAGACATCGGATTCATTGCTTCATATGGAAATTCGTTGGGTAAGGTGTAATTTCCCTGCAATCCATTAAGTGAAATCTGCACATTTAAGCGAAGTTTTATTTCTTCACTTTTTTTTTATTCACTAGCAAATAACATTCTTTGGCAATAAATATGATTTCTAAGTCGGTAAGTTCATTTAATGTAACCTCATCATAATCAGTTGCAATCAAGCAACATCTTGCAAAAGAAGTCCAATCCATAGGATCAGAAAGTTCTGCTTTGTGATAAGTATTATTGAACAAACCCCTATCGTCTAAATTAAGTTCTTTTACTTCAAACTCAATCTTCTTCTTATCTTCGCCTGTTATTTTTGCTTTCATTATGCTATTTCAATTCCTAATACTTGCTCACTTGAACCACCAATATCTTCATCAGCTACTGCTGTAAATGGAATTGTCTGTGTCAATATCGCACCACCATTATCTACTGTAGATTCACCTAGCATTGCGTTATTAATATCAATAGAGAAGTTAGATGCTTCAGCAAGTTTCAAATCAACTGATGTACTATTATGAAAATTAGCAAGTAAATCATGAACATCATCATTTCTTACAACTGTCATTGATCCTGTAATCTCAAAAGGTGCTGTCATTACATATCCAAAAGGATGAAAACTACCTGCTGTTATATCAGAATAGTGAACTCTCTCTATTGTTCTTTGAACAGAAAGCTCCCATGACTGTATGACCATATCATTACCTGAACCAAGCTCTGCTGTTGTCAAAGCAAGATTTCTTATGTTTTTTGGTGTTCCTTCATCATAAGCAGGAGATGCGATGTCTGTAGAAGAGTGTACTGGCATAAAACCTGTAGCCCAGTTTATTGTACATACAAGTTCTCCACCCTCACTACCAATATCTTGTGATAATGTGAATCCTGTACCAACGCACCCTGCGACTTCTATATTATGATCAGTTGTGTCTGCCCCACCATTTATAAATCTGATATCGTGGGTTTTTGCTCCTGATCCAGTTGCTACTTTATACCCTGCAATATCAAACGCATAATCATTGTCTAGCTCTGCTGTTGATGAACCCTGTTCAAACACAGCTTGACACGCTTTAAGAACTGAGAATGGTGTTCCTCGCAAGACAGTATCAAATGTCCATAGTTTAGTACCCTGTGAGTGGTGTGCTTGTGTTTTTGTCATTGTATATTGTCCACTTCTTGGAGATGAAAACTCTAGTGGTACAGATGCTTCAGGTATTGTAAAAGACGATGCTTGTAATCTTGTCAATGCATCATCATCAGGCTCTGTTCCCACCACAGCTTCATCCTGTATCCATACCGATACATCTTGGCTTGGAAAATAGTTTGTTGCTTGTGCCATACTCTACTCCTTATAACGGATTGTGATGTGTTAATGATAATAAAAACTCCGTTATGTTCAAATTATCAATTTCTTCATTTTCTTCGTCTTGTATATTAAAATTTATTGTATCTATATCTAGTGCTACCCATTTAGCTGTAGCTGAATTAGCAGTTTGATTATCTATTAAATGCTTTCTTAGCATATCAGCTTTTCTTCTCATACCTGCATATGCTTTCTCTGATTTCACGTTTCCTTTTTGATAATACCTAACCACTACGCTAAATATTCTTCTTTCAAACGCATTTGTTGTCTGATCATTCTCACTAGAATCTACCATAATACGGATACATTCTGTTCCACGCATAGTAAACTCAGGTGAGACATAAACATTCTTAAATTCATTATTTATAATCGTTTTAAGACCTTTCTCTATATACTTATAAGATATGTCATCGTAATCAACAGCCATTAGTAAGAATATCCTCTTCTAGTCAAGTCTATAGCATTTGATTGTGCATTAGTTATTTTTCTACTTGCACTAGATACTTCTATTTCCCAGTAATCATCTGCTGTCATGGATGCTCCTTGAAATCTTACAAGAAGTCCTCCAAGCCCTGAGAGCGACTGTAGTCCACCTGTTACAAAATCAGGATCAGACTCTTGTCCAAATAGTTTATCATTTCCATAATATTCTACTTTTACCTTGGCGACTCCATAAGCTCCACCTGTAGTACAAGTTATTTTAAGCAAGTCATATGCTTCTCCAACATAGCTTCCACCTGTTTCTACAATGTCCATGCTTCCTGATACGCTTTTTATATTTACTTTTCCTAGTCTGTCCTTTGCATCAACCTCGTGAGATAGTTTAAACTCACCTGCATTTAGCCTATCAGCCATACCTGTTCTCTCAGCATTACTAACTTGATCATAGTAGTAGTCTGCTTGTTCTACTTCTCCATTAGCTCTTAACGCATTAGAAGCACATATATAGCAAGTCATCTTTATTACTAAAGCATCATACTCTTTTGCTTGTGCGTTTGAAGCTGTATTTTGGTCTATTTGGGCAACTTTAGGTAGTGGTGTGGCAAATCGTGCATCTAACAAATTATTTAGCTCCATTGAAGCATCTACCAACATTTGATCGTAATAGGTAGCATTGTCAAATCCTGATTCCATAATTAAATCATTAGGATCAGAAGCGTCATTGTATAGATACACCCTGTCATCTGATGCCAAATAATACCATTTATAGTTAGAATTTACACTAGCTGCATCGCTTTGTGCTGCTCCTAAATCTGCACCATCCATAAATAACTGCGTTATATTGCCTGTATTATCTGATATATATTTATTTGATGACAATAATGTCCAACCATATACTTGTCTTTTGCTATCTGCATCTGAGACTATATCTCCTACATATCTATTTAAATCACTTTGACTTGCATATTTAAAATCTGTTGCCATATATCTCCTAGAATGTTGTTACTGTTAATTTTGCTTCACTTTTTTGCTGTGGAGTGTTGCCTAATACTTGTACTAGAGAACTCTTTCTTCCAGTTGTATCAGGAGATAATCTTCCACTAAATGGACTAGTATGCACTACACTATATCTCCATTGAGCATTAGGTAGTTCAGGTATCGTAAAGTCTATTGCACCACTTTCATAGTTTATTGTGCCTACCTTACTTTCATTCTTCCATATTAGGTTTCCGTATCCATCATCTTTAAGAAAAATATTCTTATATGCAGACTCTCCTGTAATGGTATCATAAGTTGAATCAGGATTCATCCTAGTATCATTTTTAAAAACATCAGTTACAGCAGGTATTCTTCCAACACCAAAAATATTAGTCCCACCATCAGGATTTGCTAAAGTTATTCCTGAACTTCCAAGATGTGAGCCACTTTGAATCCTTATGTCTCCACCTACTAGCGATACAATAACTTTCTTTTCAAATAGGTTTCCTGCTGTGTAATACTGTACATCAAGTGCATCTTGTATTTTTGCAATAACTCCAGTAGAGCCACCAAATTTAGTATTGGATGTGTCTGTAGTAAATGTAAAATCAACAAAAGTCGAACCTCCATCTACTGTTATATTGAAATTATATGCAGTATTAGCTGCCAAG